TTGTTCTTGAGTAAGAACTAAATATTTAAACAACCAGTTTCCATCAGGTATTGAGAATTGAGTAGGTGAGAAGTGATTGATGTTAAGCTTCTTAGCAAACAACGGTAAAGCTTTCTCGCTTAGCGGATCTTCTAATAAATTATTTTTTAATAACATTAAATCGTAAGTATTCTTTTAAAATAAAAAAACAATACTTATGGTCAAGCTTGACCACTGATCTATGTTATTTGATCCTTTTGATCTTTGTGTTCGATTTGTCTGATTGTGATTTGTTGTTCTCAGGTTTTGCTTTTAAGTCTGATCTAAACCAAGCAATTAATTGATCCTCAGGTCCGTAGAAAGTTGTCTTACCAATTGTTTTGTGAGGAGGTTTTATAAATTTATAATTTTTAGAAACCATATGTTTTAAAGAACGCTCAGGTAATCCAGTTAATTTACTTGCTTCAAACCTAGTTAGTAATCTTCTCTTAGCACTTATAGTCACGCTCTTTTTTTCCTCGCCTTGTATTCTAATTCAATATTTCTTTCCATTAATTTTATTTCTTCTCTCATTCTTGCTTCTAATTCTTTTTGTCTTGCTTGCAGCTCCTCTATCTGATCAAACTTATTAACCATACGAGCTTGCTCTTTCATTTGCTTAACACTTTCTTTATGTAATAATTCTTGAAGCTTAGGAAAATTTTCTAGTTGTTCTTTTCTATCTCTATCATCTAACAATAGAGGATTTACAACTGCAACAATTGGAGCTACTGCAAAAATATTTTCTATATCTTTTGCAATGTATCTATGTTTTGAAAACGGATCAGGATTAGCAAGATTAACTTTACCACCTAAAGCTTGTTCATAAATTCCAACAAAGTATTCTCTAAAATCTGCGATGCCATCAATTATAATATCAACACCAACCATACAAAGTTTGCCGTGACAGTTCGGTGGTTGTTTATCTTTAGACTTATAATAAAATAAATGTTGTCTATCTAAAAAAGATCCTTCACTTCTTACAGTCACACATCTAATATCAGGTCGCCATATGTGACGAGGAACAGTTGTAAATTTATCTTCATCATAAAATTTTAATTGACCAGCTTGATAGTTATAACCAGTTGATGTTCCAATTCTATTTAAGAAATTAACACTTGCCCACACTTTAGTTCTTAATTTTTCAAACAGTAAATCTACTGGATCACACTTTAAAACTTCAGCATATTCTATTGCTTGCTGCAAAGAAATTTTTCTAGTTCCTTTTAATTCTTTAAATACATTTGAATAATCTTTACCTGCTTTTTCTGCAAATTCTTTTGCGCCACCATAATAAGTTTTATTTATTTCTTCAGATATTTTTTCATTAACATATGCAGGCTTGTATGGAAAAACTGTAAGGCTACTTAAATCTCTATCTTTTGCTACTTGCCAAGCTCTTACAAACATTTCTTTTGATGCGTTGGCATTCTTCATATGGTAATCGTACACCTCATTTGGAGGACCATAAACAGTACGTGTTCTTGTTTGTGTTTCAGGAAAAAACTTTCCATTTTTTACAATTGAATATGAGAAATGTGTTTTAACTTGAGCGTAATCTTGTCTATCAGGATCACTTAATAATCCATAGCTTTGATGTAAATCTATTTCGTAGTATTCAAGCTTGCCTGCTACTTCTTTTGGTGGAGCTTTACTCCAAGTGATAGAGATTTTTTTACTCATATAATAGAGTATTAGATAATATATTATTACCAAAATTCAAGTCAAATTTGACCATAATTTTAGTTGACAAATAAGCCTCGTTTAATAATCGCTAAAAATATGCCTAGAAAACAGTATTTTGACCAACAAGTATCGCCTTTTTCACACTGGCACAGAGAGCAGCACGATGGAATTAACTACTTTGATATTGATGTAGTTGGTACTTGTCCAGCCTGCGCCAAGCCATTATTCCTAGCTGATACTATCTATAATAAAGACTTCAATTTTAGAGGCAAATCTCACTGGCAGCAAAGACCATATGTATTTCTAGCTCAAGCAGCTGAGATACCTTTTTATGAGTTCTTTTATACAGTCGATGAAAGCACTCAATTTAGAAATGTAATTAGGTTCGACATCAATAGGATCTTTCCTCATTCAGATAAACGATGGCGTAATCTTACACCTGATCAGATGCTGCAGTTCTTAGAACATATGGCATTGAAATCTCACGGACCTGATTGTGAAAACAAAGATTATTTAATTCGAAAAATCAAAGCTAACAAATGCGGTAATCAATTTATTCGCCAACAAAACTATGTCAACTTTTTATCTATCTGATCCTTTAGTTTTAAATGAGCTGCGCCTGCAGGATGATGACTTCAGGATCTATCAACATTGCTGCCGTCAGTTTAATGTTAAAACATTTACAGTCTTTATTCGATTAGTAGATATAGCTGGTCAGTTTCAAATGAGTGTTGAACAAGTGCAGCTCAGTCTAGCAAGGATGACTAGAGTTAGAGTAGGTGGTGAACCATTAATTAAAATTAGAGACAATGGTAAGTTTCTTGTTTTCGATATGCCAAGACATAAAGTTTTTATAAAGTCTATCGGCTTCCAAAGATTTAATGCTAGTAAAGGATGGAAACATTTACGAGATCATCTTTCAAACAAAGAAGTTAAAATAAAATATTTATATCCAAAGCTGGATCAATACGAGCTGCTGGATCTGCTGCTCGAATTACCTGAGGATCAATTTAATAATTTAAAGGAAACAGACCTGCAATATCCGTGGGTACTTCGCAATGCAAAAAAGTTTAGAACAGATCGTTGAAGAAAAAGTAAAGCTCATTTGTTATATCACTGATATACTTGATGATGCTGCTTATGCTGAAAGATTTATAAGTAAGCCTCATAATAGAAACTGTCCGTCAATGTATAAGATTTTAGATTATTGTTATGATAAAAAAGATTTAGGTTTTTATGATAAGCCTAAGTTAGTTTTACGTGCAACACCAAGACAGATGACAAGGTATAGTTTAGCTTTAGATATTTTAATGGAAGTAGATAAAGATGTATCAGACAATCCAAGACTAGCTCGTAAGCTTTTATGGTTAAGAGCAAATAGGTTTCAGTGGACCAAGCTTGGAAAACAATTCGGTTATCATCGAACAACAATCAAAAAGATGTATGAGACTATCTTAGACAAGTTATCAAATAAATTAAAAAATAACCTTTACATCTTCGACAAAATCTTTAAGTAATAAATATATCTTCAAAGAATTATTTTTTTAAATTCATCCTATAAATAATATTAAAACATTATAATAGACAGATAAGAAATCACTTGTATAATTTAACTGTTGTAAGCGTATTGCCAAAAAACTTTATTTTTTTTTCACTTCTTTTTTTTTAGTTCAAACGATCTAGGACCAGTTATGAAATTCAAACCTGATCAATGCGAAAGTTTTACTAGGTCAAGTCAATATACAGTGCGCTGCAAACGTAAAGGTTTCTTTTGCAAGACTTCAAAAAAATATCGTTGTCCAAATCACGCAGGATTGTCCACTGGACCAAAAACAAAAGAAGGTAAATTAAAAGCTTTAAGTAATTTAAAACAGTATCGGAACAATGAAATCCTTGGAACTAACAACAGAATTAACAGATCAGATTTGCCAAGAGCTGATGAACGGTCAGCCACTAACGAGGATCTGCAGTAAAAAAGAATTGCCAAGTTTAGCAACAATAAACAGATGGATAGCCAAACATCCTTCCTTTGCTAAACAAATAACAAATGCAAGAAGAGTAGGTACTCAATATTATTTAGACAAGATGATTGAAGAGCTTGAAACAATGTCAGCTAAAGATGTTGGTATTGTAAGAGAGAAGCTTCATCATTACCGTTGGCTGGCATCTAAGTTATTGCCTAGCTTGTATGGTGATAAGCAAGAAGTTATTCAAGATACAAAGATTACTATTCAATGGCAGCAGCCTGAGAAGATTGTAGAAGGTCAGGTAGTTAGCAGCGATTGAGCTAGTCTCGCGCACGTGATGGAGTTCGATAGATCTCAGCACGTACCAATGACGTACCAAGGCTTCTATAAATAAAGAATAGCCTTCTTGAGCCTGAGATAAGGTATCTAAGGTGTTGTCAATAACTGGGAAAAAACAAAAAGATTTACAAAAAAAGTCTGATCCCAAGGTCGAGCGCCTCCGTCTAATACGTATAAAATACCTATGAGCAAAACAAACAAAAAGAAATTTATAATACCTGAGAAATTCAAGGATGTGACTTCCTTTTCATTCACCACATATGGCAATGAGCTAATGGTAGTCTTTAATGGATTTGAGCAAGAAGAAGATATTGGCGAGTTCGCTGATTTTTTATTCGGTAAAATTAAGATGAACTATCATCACGCTGAAGGTCCACCAACTGTTCACTAATGAATGTCACAATACCTTATACACCAAGAAAGCAACAAGCTTTCATACATACAGAATTAGACAAACATAGATTTTCAGTTTTGTGTTGTCATCGTAGGTTTGGCAAAACGGTGATGTTAATTAATCACCTGATCAAAAGTTGTATGACTAATAATAATCATCAACCTAGATTTGCTTACATTGCTCCAACTTACAGTCAGGCAAAAAAGATAGCTTGGGACTATTTAAAACACTACACCAAGAATTTGCCTAACACCAAATATAACGAAACAGAATTACGAGCTGATTTTTTTAATGGCTCAAGAATACAATTACTCTCTTCAGAAAATCCTGACAGTATTAGAGGAATATATTTAGATGGAGCAGTAATAGATGAAGCTAGTCAAGTTAGCCGTGAGCTAGTTGATGAAGTAATAAGACCTGCATTATCTGATCGAAAAGGTTGGTTATCTTTATGCTCAACACCTAAAGGTATGAACAATATCTTTTACGATCTGTATCAAAAAGCTCAATCTGAGAAAGATTGGTTTTTATATATTGCAAGAGCTAGTGAAACAAAATTAGTAGATGAAGAAGAATTAAAAGCTGCTTTGTCTGTAATGGGACAAGCAACTTATAATCAAGAGTTTGAGTGTTCCTTTATCGGTAATGTTAAAGGATCTATTTATGGTGAGCTTATTACAAAATTAGAGAATGAAAAAAGGATTGCTAGAGTTCCTCACGATCCCAGCTATCCTGTTAATACCGCTTGGGATCTTGGTTATAATGATAGTACCGCTATTTTGTTTTATCAAAATGTTGGACACGCTATTAATGTTATTGACAGTTATGAGAACAATAACAAGGCGTTTCCTCATTACGCTCAGATCCTCAAAGAGAAAGATTATTCGTATGGTGAACACATAGGACCACACGATTTAGATCAAACAGATTTTGCAACTGGTCGAACAAGACGAGAGGTCGCTTATCAATTAGGATTAAGATTTAAGATAGCGCCAAAATTAAGTATTGAAGATGGAATACACGCAGTAAAAATGCTCCTTCCTCGATGCTACATAGACGTTGATAATTGTAAAAAGTTTATAAATGCTTTGAGACATTATCATCGAAAGTACAAAGAAAAAGATCGTATGTACTCTGCTAAACCTAACCACGATTGGTCGAGCCATTTTAACGATGCGCTTAGATGTTTAGCAACTGGTATGGAACGATCACAATTTAAAAACAAACTACAATTTCAAAAGGATTATAATTATGAGTTTTCTATTTAAAATGCCAAGTATGCCACCACTGCCACCTATTCAAGAACCAAAGGTTGAGGATGTTCCTTCAGCTGATGATGAAGCAAGAAAAGCAGCAGAGGCAGAGGATATGAGAAAAAGAAACAGAAATCGTAAAGGTCGAAGATCTACAATTCTTACGTCACCTGATTACGAAGATACTGAAGCTACTACAAAACAAAACACATTATTAGGAGGTTAAAGTTATGGGCGGATTTTTTGGAGGCGGTCGTAGAGACGATGGCGAAGCACAAAGACAAGCTGATGAAGCTAGAAGAGCAAGAGAAGATGCTGATCGAAGAAGAAGAGAAGCTGAAGCTGAAAGCAGAAGGCTTACAAAAGAAAAAGAAGATCTTGCTAAATATCGTTTAGATAGCAAAAGAAGAGGTCGATTAGGAACAATTCTTACATCTGCTGAAGGATTAGAAGATGAAGATATTGTTAAGAAAACTTTATTAGGTGGATAATTAATGCAATCCCAAGAATTTAAAAATTTGGC